ATTGTCGATTTCTTTCTTCATATTAAAACCAATTGTCTGACCACTAAGATTTTCCATACCTTCCCAATTAAAGGAATCTGTCCACGGGAGTACTCTATCATCGACATAATCGAATTCTTCGTTATCCCTTGCAGGTTTGAACATATCTTCAAAGAATACTTTATATTCTTCTCCGTCATCATATTCACCCTTACCTGAGTGAGGCGCATTTCCAAGATTGTTTTCAACAATACTTTCAAGGTAGAAAACCTTTTGAGCATCCCTTGTCTTACCTTCTTTCAATTCTTCCTCACTGATATTCTTCCAACCACATTTTCTCGTTGGATATTTTCTCCATTTAAGGTTAGGATATCCGGGCTCGTTAGTTGGGTCATCCACAAGTTCCCCTTCTTCATTAAAATATTCCCCATCATTTTCAATGGTCATATTACCATTTTCATCCCTGATAACACCCAAAACCTCATCATATGCCGTATCCTTAAGGATGAAATAATGAGACATTGTTGGTTGGGGTTCCTCTCCTATAAGTCCCCAATCATACTTATCTTGTTCAGTAATGTCATATACATAATAGACATCATTAGTCTTAGGGTATTCACCCACGATATTCAGAAGGTCAGAAATCTTATCTTGAAACCTGAGATATTTAACACCTTCATCATAAACTTTCAATTCCTCTGTGGTTTCAATGTAGACATCACCATATTCAGGAACTGTGGTTGTCTTTATCTCCGTAAGCCCCCACCCACCTTTGGATTCAAAATAAATGTCTGTATCATAATCTTTATTGCGGTCAAACCAAGGTATTAGATAATTGGCTTCTTTACTTTCATACCCAACTGTTATGCCTTCCACAATTTTACCATCATGGTAAGCAATACCCGTTTTAATTGGTTCTTGCGTCATTGTCACAACCTCACGAACAGGTAACCCCTGAAAATCATCAGCATTATCGGAATCAAACGATACTTTTGTTGAGTTTACGCCTCTTACCAAATCTGCAGCCCCCTCTTTATATAAAAGGCTATCTTCATCAGCAACATAAACATACTCAGTTATGTCATATACATTCCTTAAAATATCCTTTCTCTCATCCTCAGTCATATCAGCCCAATGTACAGTTTTCACCACCCCATTTCTGAAAATATCATGGAACGAATGTTCCACAAAATTAAGAGAGTGATATCCAAAAAGAGCAAGAACCATTTCAATTGACCTTTTAGTTCCCTTTGCCGAAAGAATTGCACCTGAATTTAAAAGAAGGCGTCTATAAAATTCATAATTGGCATCCTGAACTGTATATCCTGTCGTATGACTCGGATAAAGCGCCGAAGTTTCATATTTGCTTAATTTGGTAGGGACAGGAATACGAACATCCCATCCATAGTTAGTAAGGCTATCAGACAGGAACATGTCAGGGTTGTTGTTCGCCTCATCATAGGTGGTAGCATTCGCATAGGAAACACCATCTATATATCTCTTCAATTCATCAAATTCCCTACCGACAACATGCATAAAAGCCTTTATTCTCTGTGAATTAGGAGAATCATATTCTTCAGACACGCCATCTTTGTTGACTTTTGTTAATGTCCAATCATATGCAACAATCGCCTCATGGGTCATTGACCGCCATATATTATTTGTGTAGTATTCATCATAAAATTTGGCAATGTTCAACAACGATTCCAAATATTCTTTATAACGTACACTTGAAATATCTATATTCCAATCACCATTACCAGTTTTCGGCCACGCATAAGCCTTACGATAACTCACATTTCCCCTGTTGGTCTCCATAGGCGTATCTAATAGTATTGAATACCCTGTCTTCCTATTAAGAATTGCTGCCTGAAAATCGTCAAGGTCGTTAAAAAACTTATTTATCACCTTATTCTTAGGACGAATCGAAACATTTTGATATGTGCCATCATGGAAAAGGCGTTTCTCCCCATTAATATTGTAATAATAAAGAATTACATGGTTATTTCCATCGAAAGGGGCGCCAAGGTCTATGATTGACAATAATGTACCATTCATAGTGCAATCATTTCCACCCATGAGGTTTCGAGTCCATGTAAGCGGTCCCATCTGTGAACCATTATGGATTACATAATCCTCATAAGAACTACTGAAAATTCGTAAAGGTTCATCAATTTTCTCATCAGGAAAAACAATCGCATCCATGTTTATATTAAATGGATTGTCCACATTGTATAATCGTCTTCCATCAAAATCCACATGAGTATCCATAAGATAAATCTCACCGGGGAAATGATTGATTATCCCACGCACTGATGATTCCACCAATTTTTCAGCAGAGCCATAATAAGCAAAATCAAGAAGTGATGTATAATTTGGCTTTAAGAGTGTTCTTGAAAAGTTTGTAGTTGCGAGGGTTTCATCCTCACCCATACATTTAAGTGACCAATATGTACTAACGGTATCACATGACTCATTTTTAAGCCACGAACCATACTGATGTTTCTTTTTGAGATTGATTCCATCATCAATAACCATTTTGAAACCGTTAAGCCCATATGCAGGAAGACTTCCCGGTGCATATGTGTTCAAGTCGGAAATGGTCATCCAATCCCTTTCATAGATATTTCCAATATTTGTTGACTGATGCAATTGTTTTATTGTATAATTGCTTCGAGTCTTCATGAAACGGTTTCTTGCCATTACTCTTCGGCTTCAATTATGTTATTATAATTCTGTGAGGTATCCACACTGTTTTTATTAAGTTTAATATCATAAAGAGGTTTACCAAGCCTTGTTTTAACAGTATAAGTCTCATACTGTTTGTAGATTTCATGGTCATTGTTATAAACAGTAAACGTACCATTGTCAAGATTACGCACTTGGTCGCCTTCCAACATATATGAAAGAGTCTCAGCATCATGGTCAACCATTTCTATTTCAAACATAACAGGATTAAACTTAGTGTTGGAAATACGTACAACCTGTCCCGCTTCGCCAATACTTGGCATGAGGTTAGCAGTAAAACCATTTGCTGTTGAAGGGGTTACTGTACAAAAAATCAATTTACCATTGCTCGAACCCGCATTTCCTGAATTGGTATATAGAGCAAATTTAGTTTGCCCTGCAGTAGGCACAACATAGCATTTATTACTCGACGTTATTATACGTGTGAATTCTTCTTCAACATCTCCATACTGTATTCTATAACCTACCAAAGCATTATCAACATTAAGGCTTGAATCAAGTTTATCAGCCTCAAAAATAACACCACGAATATCAGAATAATTCTGAAGACTTGAAACTGCATAAATTGGGATTTCTATTTCCTTTGGCTTAATATAAATGGTATATATTCCCTTACTACCGAAAATAGATAACGGAAGTTTCATGTTATAAAGGCCATCAATATTTACCATGCCATCAGTTGTTGCCTTAATAAGATTAGATGTATCCAATTTCTTGAAAGTAGTTGTACTATCATAACTCCTATCAGGTTTATAACTATAGAAAATCTCAACATCCTTATTGATGTTGATATTTGCAGGTTTTACTGTTCCATATATTCCACTCATATCTCCTAAAGTCCAAAAATATTATTCGAATAATTTTCAATATCACTCATTGTATTAACTTCCCCCATTTTATAATGAAGTTCAAAAGCCGATATGAATCCCCTATCAATAACCACATCATCAACATTTTCTATCAACGTTTCAGACCTACCAAAATTATAGTCTTCCATTATAATGATGTTGTTTGATATATCCTCCGTATTTCCCGTATAAGGTATAATCTTATCCTCATTATCAGAGTTTTTACTAGTATTAGTATAAAAACTAATCGTAGCAATACCATCATCAGGGATATCATAAATTTTAACTTCTTTACTACCACTTATTAAGGTTTTATCATTGAAAGCATTGACCTCGACACCATTTTTAAGCATTATATATCGTCTTTCAGGGTCATTGCTGTAATCATACATGCGAAAAGGTATTTCCTCTACATATACAACACCCTCTATCATCTCACCACGTTCAAAACCATCTTCATCAAAACTCCAAATCTTTGTTGTATCATCATAATGAAGCCTGCCACCAATTACATATTTGATAATATCTGTAGTTTCACCTGTCTGAATATCAAAAATCATATCCCCATATATCACCACCTCATCATCAATTATTTCAGTGGAAGTGTTTTTTGGATAACCAATCATATAAGGATTTGTCATTGTCAAACTCTCTCCATCCTCATTTTCAAGTAATACAACAGGTAATTCTTCATCAAAAGTAATTCCATCAACCGTTCTTTCGCAATAACTTACCTTACTATGGCGAAGATACTTAAGTTTACTTGGTTCAGTGATTGTGTGTTTTATAATGTATCTATCTTTCTCCTCCTTATCCGAGATAACATCAGTCACTGTATAAATACCAATATTATGAAAATCAGCGTTTAGTGATAACGACAAAACCATTTCAGGAGAAACAGGTTCACCATTAGTAAGATAAAGGGATTTCTTCCAATAGTCAATTTCTTCAGAAATTCCAAGTTTTTTCCCGCCAAGATAAGTTAAAAATGAATCGCCCCCATACATTTCATAATCATTAACAGCACAACAATCCTCTCCTCTTTTCATCTCCCTCAACATCTCGATATATGCAGGGACCTCAGTATAATACATCATCTCAGGAACATAATTATCCCCAAGATATTTAGAATCAACGATGAATATACCAAAAGCCTTTAAAATAAACTCAAGCATCATCACCCCACCGTTTTCTTCAAACGTCGAATCCCCATAAAGGCCATAAAGATTATCATCATAATCCCCTCCGGCCGGATAAACAGGAATCTTATGTTTTTCACTCCAATCAGGGATATAAGGAATTTTCAACTCTTCACCATTTTTTGTTATTTTCTGATAATAAACAGCATTATTCATTACCCTCCTTAGAACCCTATATTTCTTAACAATATCATTAAATGATATCCTTGCAGCCTTGTCATCTTCAGTATATCCAAAATAAACTTTCAGATTTTCAAAACCCGAGCAACGGCAAACATCTATGTCATAAGGGTATTCACCCCAATTCCCATGGTCGGGGAATACAGGCATCCCCATCTCGTTGTATTCAATTCCAACAAACGGGATAAAACTATGCTGCCTACTCTTAAAATTTTCGGTAGATATTTGTCTTTCAATTACCTCCATTAGGATATTCCTTTTATTCTTGGTTCAAATAAATTCAAAACTATCTTACCATCATTGTCATCAGCAAATGGGAAATGATAAACGTATTGTTTCAATCTCTTATCAAACCATATTTCAAGAGGGATGAGAATTGCATTCTGATAACCCTCAAAATCAAAATCTGTCAACATATTACCATTCCCATCATCAACAACCGGTGTAAAATTCATTGGGAATCCTGCATCTGTTGCTAAAATAATCTTCCCTTTCTCATCACGTGGAAGCATCATAGGTACTGTTTTTCCATAACCTGCATGATTAAATTCCACTTTCATATAAATAGTTCGAGGAATACTTTCCCCTTCAATTTCAGACGGGAAAAGATAAAGATAAAAACCCTCACTTGATTTCTCTGACAAATATTTTCCCTTTACTGAGAATCTTGCACTAAGTCTCAAATCGTCTTCTGTTCTACCTGAGTCAAATATTGGTAAACCTTTCAATGAAATGGCATTATAAGTACGATAAAGTTCACCTGCATCAAGAAAAATTGTCGAATACCCCAACAATTCTTTTTTCAACATTTCTTTCGATGAATAAAACATAAGACGTATAAATGATTTTTTCACTTTCATCTTACTAAACCTAATATCATCGGCTGTAAAACCAAGAACATCAAGTTCATCAGCATATGTGTCATCGAAACCATTCGTTGTATATCTAAGAACATCATCAGTTTCAGTTTCAGTATCCCCTCCCTTTCTAATTTCAAGTCCATTCCAAAGTTGTTCATCTGTCGTTCTCCACCCCTCACGAATAACTCTATTAGTAGCATCGCTATCAAATCTATTTCTGAAATGAAGATTAAACTCAATTTCGTTTACCGGTTTATATCTTTCACCTATAATAGATGTCGCATTCGAATATCGAATAACAGGTATAAATTGTTGTTTTTCATTATCCACAATCTCAGGCACAATAGTGCTTTTTACTGCTTCAAAATACCCATTTAAAATTGCTTGTTCATCATTAAGGCGATATGATGGTTCATGTGTTAAAGGGAGGGACAACTCCATGCCCAAAACATTCTCCTGAAAAACAATATCAGTATTAAAGCCATCTTCATTAATGAACCAATCATTCTTAATGTCAACAAATCCACGGCCCACAAACCCAATTGGTCTTGAACACATTATCGTTCGGGACGCCGCATCTTCTTCATTTGTGGGGTCCCTGTTTTCATCATAAGAAATGTATACTCCGCCATTAAAAACCTCTCCCAAATATCTCAAAGACAAATTTTTAACATCTTTAACAACCGTATGTAAATTATCTTCAAGAAGTTCAATCAACGCATTTTCATTTGCAGCGCCAAAATTCTCAACTTGCAATGTTAAATACTCAGGAATATACACAACAAAACTCTTTTCATCCCTTACAACATAATTATATGTTTTTTCAATGGGACGAAAGCCTTTATCATAATAAAGGCAAAGTGCCCCCTCATCAGGCAAATTATGTTTTCCCACACATGTAACAACAATAGGTAACAACCCATCTTCACCAACAGGCAAAATATCAGCAGTCAAATACTCTATTGGTCTTCTTTGTGCTTTTATATTTCTATTAATTACTAAAGTTCGCATGATGAATTATCTTCTACCATCTTATAATCAACATCAGGTAAATCTTTCTTAAGTCCCGAAACAACAAAATTAGCATAATCCTGAACTCTGTCATAAGTGTATTGAACGCCAAAACGTCCATCAGGGTCCTGTCTACGTACATAAAATCCAATGTTATTATTCATGTATATTGCACCATTGGAAAAAACACGGTTATAAATGTCTGAATTTTGTGTCAATTCACTATCAGGTATAATCTCCCTCCACACTCTTTTTCCCGTTCCATCCGCAAGATAATTCGCATATTCAGGAACAGACTTATTTCGAATATATACCCTCCAAGGTTTTAAATTTTTCAATGTTTTACATGAAAATACAATTTTTCTACCCTCCGATTTTGGTGATACAACACATTCTTTATACTCTTTGTTTGGATAAAGAAGAACAATAACATCATCAGTAGTCAGATGGTATTCTGTGGCAGCGCTTATTTCATAATAGAGTCCATCCTCCGAACGTCTAATTTTGTCTCCATTAGAAAACGGAACAACAGGTATCTGAAGGTCAAAGTCTTTAGACAATAATGGTGAAAATTCACGCAATTTAACTCTATGATGAGCTTTATAAAAATATCCCTCAGGGACAAAGCCATCACAATACACATTATTTTTTTCATTATATCGAAGACCTTGCATTTGTGTGACACTAAACTCAGCCAATGTATTTTCAGTCGCAGATTTACCCAAACTATCAGTAAAATCATTATCATCATATTCAAGTTCATCATAAACCATTTTATATAATGACACAGGAAACATCTTATTTGATGGTGTATTATTTAACATTTCCCTTTGTGCAGTATTGAAACGATGATGAACAGTTTCCAAAATAACCTCTTCAAGTGTAAATGGAGAAAACTCCACAAAATCACCACAAAAAATATTATCATATCCATCACCCGCAACAATATTCCTTTCAAGCGCCATTGGTTGTGAATAAGGTATACCCATAGATTCATGACCCGGGAATTCATAATTAGTTTCCATTATCCCATACAACATTCTTGCGTTATAATTCTTTAAAAGGTCATAATCCATGTGTTCGTTTTCCCCAATTTCAAAATCAAAGCCTGAAGTAACCTCTCCAAAACAATGAGAAAACTCAACATAACTTGGACTTGTCATTCCGGACATATACCATTCAATATAACCCTGATTTCGTTTTATAAAAGTAAGAAATACCTCAGTAATTTCACGCCCCATATGGTCTTTCAACCCCGAAATATCAACATCATCAGAATAAATAATTTGAGCAACAGGGTCCCCATATATCGTCTTAGCAAAACCTGCTTTATTTATTGTCGACCTCAATGAACTTATACTCTTGAAATCCCTGATATAATACTCACATTGTTTTCCATTTATTGTCTTAGCAACAAAAATATTTGATGGTATTCTTATACATTCAATGGTATTACCAATAACATAATTCGTTTCTTCACCCCATCCATCTGCAAGGTCATCATATGATATCGCAAAATAATATTTTTTCATTTCACCATTAACATCACCAAGTGACATGACCCTACACGAAAAACTCTCCTTACCATCCGCATAAAGCACAACCATATCACCTTCCTTAAGACCGTGTTTCGCTTTAGTTCTAAAATGTATTGAACGAGTTTCTCTTGTAATAAGATAATCATAAGTTTGTCCCTTCTTTTCCTGAAGAAAATTTGTCGAACTACCTTTCATTTTCAACGATTCTGTCGTATGCCATATGACCCTTAAGCCCTTATCTTTCTCAAAGAAATCATAAGGTTTACCATTATCATCAACATAGCGTTTCCTGTAAGGATAAGTTATCCTCCAATCCCAATTATACTCTTCACGGTTATTATACTTCTTGTTTATCTTAGGAAGAAGAGAGAAAAGGGTTCTATCAGGGTACATGTCAACGAATTCACAGGCACCTCTATTATTTAAAACCTTATTAATCGTTATATCAACCGATTCCCCATCTTTATAAATCGTACAATTAGGTTCATTAGCATAAGCCTTATTATAAAACCCCAACCAACCATTTTCTTCCTTAAGTTTAGCCATAAATGCGTTTTGAAATGACATGATATTGGAGTGATTATACAAATGGCTCGGTCTATCTTTTGTCTGTGCGGTTGGACTCCCTCCCCCAGGTATTTCTCTCTTATGTGTTGCTATCTCACCATCGCCATATACCAAATAATCTTCAATGGTATTAAATACATTTTCATTTGATATTATTTTCCCATCAATTTTACTTTCGCCTCGTCTAATAGCAAAATAACCTTTTCCTCTAAACTGATGATTATTGAAGATATCCAATCCACAATAATAAGTAAAATTACCAAGGTCTGGATGGGAATATTCGGTATCTCGTATTGCTTCATAACGAGTTATACCCTGCCCAATGGGGTACTTTCTTATACCCCTATCCCAATCTCCTGATTTGGCCAACCCACTGTCACCAAGTATGAAAGATTTTGTGGAACCCTCTTCAGACACAATTTCAGTAAACATATTGAAAAGGATATTAGTCATGTAAGGGCTTACGGTGAAAAATAATTTATATTTTCTCGTCGAATTTCGTTCGTTCAAATATATTTCATATTGATTAATTGTTCCCGAAACATTACCCCCTGTAAACAAAGACTGCTTTGTTGATAATTTGATTGGTACAGAATTCTCAACATTAATATTGTTTTGCCCGTTGGCACTATTTAATAAAATCTTTTGCATCCTAACTCAATTTAAGAATATAATAAACTTTGCCATTAATGTTTTTCTTTTCAGACACAAAAACCTGACAAACGGTATGAGACCTTTTCTTTGTCGTAACTTCTCCCGCCCCAAACTCATCTTTCTCTATATTATTCAAAACTCGGTGCAATGTATTTCCACCAGCTAATAAATGTAAATTGGATATTTGAACCAAGTAGTCTTTATAATCCTCTATTCCTTCCCTATTTATCAAACTTTCCCTATCTGTCACTGTAAACGTACGATTAAATATATTTTCAATACACCTAGTTGTAAATTCAGTATTCTTAGGAGCGAACATATGTACAATATTATTGTATATATCATTCGAAGAAACCGTCTCAAGAGATGGGTTATCATTGACAATAATCTTAAAATTACCCTCTTGTCTAATACCAACTTTATAACCGTTTGTTGCATTAGATGCAAGTTCAACATAACTAGATGATAAATTAGTATTTTTATCCCTTTGAACAATTCCAACATATTTAAAGACATTTCGCCAATAAGGAAGTTTAGCAACATGAACAAGCGTACACTGTCCTTCTTTAATTTCCTTACCTTTGTTAAATGAAACATCCCCATTAAACAATGTAACATAAAGTTTATTTGAAGAATTGCCACATGTAACTAACATCATATTATTGGTATCATATGCAAGAATAAATGTTTTTAGATTACTTATATTATTAAGAAATTCATTATAAGTCCCCATTGAATTTGTGTTAGCAATAAAGATATTATAATCACCTTCCTTAACAATTCGTCCTTCACAATATTTAGTTCCCCATGCAATATCATCTGTTTTTTCATCTTCTGAATATAATGCATAATACAAAGGATAACTACGGGAATCGCCAGACGTCGTCTCATTCAAAGCATGATAGAGATTGTCTGTACCTAAAACAAGACCTTCATCTTCAGCGGTCAACGTAACCACAGAACCATGAGAACTAATTACACCCTTATTAAGTTTCTTATCAACATCATACGCCTCACCTAACAACAGCACATTACTATCCTTAGGACTCGCAGCCACATTAAGATTATGTGGAGTTGCATCAGTATTAAACTCACGATAATCAACTATAGTGCGATAAAGAAGATATTTCTCATTCTCATTCAAGTCTGAAGTAGATGATGAGAAATTATTCCACCACGAACCTTTCTTCTCTAAATTATATAATGTATTATAAGAAACTATTCCTAAGCCATAGTTAGGATTACCTATTGTAAATGTGAGAGGACTACCATCACGCACAATAAATGTGTCATATCTAAACTCGCAAGAATATTTTCCATTTTTCACATCTACCGACCTTATCCAAATCTCATATTCTCCATACCCCCACAAATAAAGTCTATCACCATCTTTCCAAGTAGCCCATTTATTATCAGGATAATAATTATCTATACCATTGTAAACACATTCAAAATTCAATGGATTAGCATCAGAATCATACCCCCCTATTCGTTTAATAACCACACGATAATACTTTATATTACTTGAGTCCCCCACGATTTTAAAACTACCGTCGATATACCCGCCATTTTCAGCAGTCTTTGGGTTATAATCACTAACAGCGGCACCAAGTTTATATTGCATTTCAGTTTCAGCAACACTCGTTCTAAAATTTGTAACTGAATTTTTATCATAAGAAACTTTCAAAAGGTCTTTACCAACAACAAGTTCCTGAGAAATTTCATTACCATATTCATCCTGTACAAGAACCTCATAAATACCAATCGGCACCCCCTTAATTTTAAAATTATTCGAAGCCTCCTGACCCTGAATAACAGCCATTGGTTGTTTAAAACTAGTAATTGTTTGATAATCACCCTTTCCCACATTTCCTTTATCATCACAGTCTTTACTTTCTATAATATGATAATCATCCATATAGAGCCTTGTTAATGTATAGTTCTTTACACTCTCTCTTTCAAGACCTTTTATGGAAACTTCCACATCAAAATTCATATTATATATATTAGTTCGACCTGTCGACCACATAACAGAAAGAGACATCTCACCCTTGGGAGTTGTAATTGCCTGAGGAGCACATGGTGCGTAATATTGTCTCTTGAAAGCATCCAATGCAGTTGAACCATTTACAAGTCCGAAATAAAAATAGAACGAATTCTGATAAACAGGCATCCTATTTCCACCATAAAGGTATTTCTTATTATCACCCATTCTAAAAGTGATATAATCATTACTTTCGAACTCACTTTTTCTCACTATCGTATTACCACTCTCGAAAGCAACATCAACCCCCAAATTAGGATGAGATTCCATCAGTTCATTAAAAGTAGACTCATTCCAAAGAGATTTGGTTTCCTGTGGAAGATGTTTGGTATAAGTATACCCACTACTACTACTGATTATTTTCTCCAAAGAACCATCAAATGAATCAGGAAGAAGATATTTGAAATCGTATTCCTTATAACCATATGAATTAACTACAGTTCTAAGCGAATTCTGATTCATGGTTGCAAACGCACTCCTAAATGTCACATCATTTATTTGGTCCTTTGAAATCAAACCATTAGGTGCAACATACAGATAGTTAACAATATCATAAGATAAATCCGCGTCAGCCTTTAATCCGGATTTATAGCCCACAGGTATTTCCAAACGTTCTGATAAAGTCGTACCAATTTCACAGGCACGTTTAAGATTCACACATGACTTGATATTTGTCTCAGCATTAGAACATGAAAGACCCAAAAAATGCCCACCCGGTGATAAAAGTTTATCATCAGAATATTCCAATCCATTATTTTCACCATGTTCACCATCATAACCAACACCCTTATACGACCAATCAATTCCCGAAAGTTCCGTAACAGGGAAAATATCCTCATAAGCCAAAGTTAGGTCAGATTTTGCTTCCGTATCTCCTACACCATCATCAACCGGCCATTTATAGAAACCGCCTTGATAAAATACATAAGTTATCTTCGAGTCTTCATATTTCTTAGGAGGAAGCATATAACCATCAGGTATAATATATGTGTTAGTTTCATTAGCATTGGTAGGCACAATAACCCTATCAGCATCACTTACCTTGTTTTTCAAAAATTGATATTCTGCACCATCTCCCCTATTATGATTGATATCATATCCCAAAATATCTTTAACCTGAGGGACCGTACTATCTTTCAAAATCCTCTCATAAGAACCATAACCCTTGTCTAAAGAGTCTTCAAATGTCGCAAGATACTTATCAAGTTGTCCATAAGTTGGGGTATAAGGTTTAACACCTTCCGTACGAATATAAGGGGTCACCATGCGCCCATTACTTCCTCCCCAATCATCATGGTTCCATCTGTTACCCGGACATTTGGCATTGCAAGACCATTGTTGAATAACGTTAACTGTAGGCGCGGGCCAAACTGTGTTCTCCCCCCAAGCATCCTGTTGTTGTGCACTTACTTCCAATTCGCTATAAACATCACTCTCATCATCAACATTCGTCTGAGCCAAATTTGGTGGGAGTTGATAAGTTGTTGCGAGAAGACTGTCAAATGTTGAAGGAAGCCCATATTCATTACAATCGAAAAGCGTGCCCAACATTACAATATCAGTCGCAAAAAACGGCACTCTATTAGAACCTCTGAACTCACATGGTTTAAGATAATACACACTATCGCCCAACGATGTTCTACTCTCGTTAACAACGCCACCCTTAGAACCAAAAACCTCAATCATATCACGTCCGTTGGCTTTGTGACATCTTAATTTATTACGATGGCACCCCACTTTAGTTGTGATTTCATTATTGGAATCATAAGCCAATGAACATTGCTGTACATATCTTCTTGATACCCGTGATATAGCCGTATTATTCATACAAGCCTTCACCTTCTCAGTTATAATTGTCTGTCCTTTCTTACGTTTTTTCTTATATTTTACATTTCTCGCCCAACGAGGGAGATAAACTGTTCCATTAATCCAATCGTTATAGAAATCAAACTTAATAACCTGATATTCCTGTGCAAGATTAATTTCGACACACTGCATAAGATAGTCAGTGTTATTGGTTAAATTAATACCAATCACCGAGTTCGACTTATTATCCAACATATTATTAACTTCCACAGAGGCATTGTCTTTTGTGGAAATTGTTGTGGGGTCAACCTGTTTAATAACAACGTATTCCTGATTATTAATTTCCACTTTATCGTCTGTTAATCTAAAAACGCCATTCTCTACCTTCCCACTAATTGTAAATTTCTTTACGGCCCAATTAGACCCCCCTTCTTCTGTATATTTAATTGTATATTCTTTAGAACCTGAAGTGGTTTCACCTGTTATTCCAAGTTCTGTTTTCAATTCATTCTCAGTGAAAACATCAGCCACTTCTAATATTGTATCATAATTATTAGGGTCAACAAAAACATACTCATATGAGACATCCCCCCCATCATTAAGTGTATCAACCCACCCATAAATCTGTTCCTGAAGGGTTTGGTCATCATCAACTCCTAAGTCAGCAACAATCTCTTTATAGGTATTACAAACAGACTCATTTTCCCACTGTCGACATGTCTTATTACTCTTCGCCGTCTTAGGTGTAACTTTCATTCCCGGAGCAAAATACCAATATTCAAGGTCAGGGCAAATTTCATTTGAAATATATGAATAAGGCGTAGTGAAACCAAGATTTCCAATAACACTCATCAAGCCACGTTTCAATGTATTAACCACCTTAACAATCCTGACCATCAACTTTATGATATTGCACATAAGCCAAAACATGAAAGGTATCCTTATCCTTATATTGTTATAAGGAATTGGATTATTTACCCCATGAACATTCACTTTCTTAATTCCTGTGAATCTATCTGTCAAAATATTTCTTGCCTTTTGAAAACGAGGTATAAATGACTTAATTGTATAGACATTATTCCACATAAGGGATTTGAAAGAATGGTCTTTTGTCCTTGAACCGAAATTATAGTCTATTTCATTCTCATTATTTGGATTATGAGGTACAAGCACTTTTCCACGATGATAACTTACAGCATCAGGGTTTGTTTCATCAAGAGAAAGTCTGAAACGAACCTCACAACGGGTAGGGATACCCTTTTCAGGGTTATCAGTAGGTACCATGTTTCCATATTCATCAGTCATCATATAATCAAGATTCATCGGAATCTGAAAACACCACACACCATTACCGTCAATAAGTTGAGTACCTTTAATCTGCAACTCAGAAACTGTGTTGTCAATATTCTTTCTAATGATTTCAATAGTACCGGGACCTGTCACCATCTCACTCATTTCACCCATTCTTTTTGATGGCACACATTTCCTACTTATACCTTCGTTAGGCGTATCAGTAACTATTGAACCCATAAAGACACATGTTGGTTCAAACTTAAAAGCAACATCTATATCCTTTCTTGTTATTCCAATCTGTGTCCCTTCCTTAGCGTCGCCCCAAAACGGTTTTACATCAACAGTCGTGTCCTGCGAGAAAACCTGTGAAAGTGTTGAAAGTTCAGTATCAACCTTGAATTGATTAGGATTCTCAAATTGTTCTATCGTATAACCCTTATAAATAAAATCCCTCGGCCTCTGTGAAAGTTTTCCACAGTCTGATATATCAAGGTCCATATGAAGGGTATAGTTCCCTGTTGGAATACCGAAGAACATGTAATCACCCGCTTCATTTGTACGGGTCGTATATTTGTAATATTCGTCAAAAATCTCAAGAACCGACGTATCATCAAGCATCAATCTTTTGTTAGGGAAAGTTCCCACAACGCGATGACAGTCATCTTTCTGTAGGTCAGGAAGAAGATTATAACGTCTACCATCTCTATCCTTACCATTTATTATATCATAAGGATAAAGTATTTCTTTTACTATGTCATTAGTATCATTTTTCTCAATGAAAAGCGAAAGTTTTGCATTAGGTACACCAAAACCATTGTTGGCAAGAACTCTTCCCACAACAACGCCATAGTCGCCCACATTATATCTGTAGGTTCCTCTTTGGTCTATTTTCATTGACAGGATTTCCAAAACATCATATTCTTGCGTTAAATTAACAGTAACATATTGGTCCTGCCCCACATTTGTTCTAATTCTCAACGATTTATTGTTCTCCATATTATACCTATATTCGAACTTTTATTGCCTTAAAGAGTGAGATGGTTTCTTTTTTTAAAAAAGCCTTTACAAAAACAAGATAAAATAATACAATGGGGAAGAAAAGAATAATTATAATCCACATGAAGACAGCCTGAAAAGCCATCTTCACTTTCTCCTTTGTAGGAATATTCTCTTTTGTCTCAGGTTCATAACCATAATATTTTTTGGTCGCCCTGACATAATCGGTTGCCTTACAATTACACCCCATGTTATTTAAGTTTAACTCGTATCCTAATGTCCTGCTCAGGATATTTTATTTCTATCATAGTATCATTTTCACTATAAAGAATATGGTCTGATACTGATAGGTCAATCTGACTTCTATTCATCGCCACTTCACCCGCCGTTGCCCCATAACATTCAGTCTTAGACATGATTTGCTGTGTCGTCTGTGTTGGCGAATAATTAGGGCCATACTCATTATAAACCCTGAGGTCTATCAAGTTTTTAACACCATCAATCAACGAAATTTCCTTCTCAAGGTCACCAAGGAAAATATCGTCACCCATCTGATGAGTATCAATATTCATATATTCCTTAACCTTATTAATGATATTGGTAACTACATCCGCACTATTATAACTCTTGCTTATATAGCAATCTATTTCAAATGAAACATTAATAATACGCCCCGCCTTCATCTCCACGTAATCGTTAATCATTCTATATTCAGAAAGATAAGACTCAAGGTTCTTAGCAAACGCAGCCGGTATTGATGGCGTAAGTTTACCATTCATATCAAGACCGAGGAGATAAATCATTATCTTATTATTTTCTTCAGTAACACCAACACGATAAGGGGTACCAAATGCTGATGGAAGTTCCATGATACGACTACGGTAATCATTTAACGTGACACATCTATCCTGCGCCCCCTTATTATATTTAATATAGTTTCTAAGTTCCTCACCCGAAAGCATATCCCTACCTGATACTGCAGGAGTCGTATTTGTTACAGTAAATGAGTTTCTTATCTTAGCAACAGTATCGCTCTGCAACGTCTCATACTTACAATCACTAAAACCAACATTAAGATATTGAATCTTATTAATTGACCCCTTAGGTAGGTTACTATTAGCACCCGCACCCATCTTATAAAGGATATACATGGTCGTATTCGGTTTAGGAGTAATACCAAGTCCATCATTATTAATCATCCTCGTTATAAGATACTTGCTAAAAGAAGCAGCATCACCAAGTGTATAATCATCTTCAATATATTTGTGCCCTGCACCAAAAATAACTTTCAAATATCCTTTATCAGTATATTCAGTTATAAACTTCTGACGAAGCGGTTTCCATTCACCTTTTGAAATACATGCCGTTGGTACAGTAACTCCATTTTCACTAACATAACCATATGTTGTTGTTACAGGAAGATACTTATCATCCAAAACCTTTCCCCAACGGTAAGGCTGAACAAGTGCATCAACTTCAAAGAAACGATATATATCCTTTTTACTCTGTGTATATTCAGCAGGCATATATTCTGTCTCCATCATAAATTCATCAAAAGAGGGTTCCAATTGGTAGTTAACGCCTTCCTTAAAAATAACAGACTCAACAGACATTACGTCATCAAATGGGAGGAGTATTTCCATGAATGGTTTCACGTCAGACTTAGTTATCTCTTTCTTGTATATAGCCGTCGTACCCGCAGTAATGACAAAATGTTTTGAAACCCTAAACCCAGTGATATCGTCATTTGAGTTCTTAACAACCTCTATTGTTCTATTAGGCACACCATTTTCATCAAAAGCCTGACTGAAGTCAACATCATGGTCGAGTTCAAATATTACAGTACCATTAGTAAACTTACTTCCCCTTTTCACAACAGGAGCAAGGGCCCAATTTGGAGTACGTCTTGTTGAAACCGCATTCTGTACCTCACTATTAACAGGTAAGATACAAGTTAATTTCAATTCAGTAACAGAACCTTTAGGCCCCGGTATCTTAACACCATTATTTCTTGCAAGATTATAAAGAGATGAAGTCTGCTGCGCAGTATTGACGTTAGTTTCTTGAAACGCTCTGTCTATATGATAACTAAGACTATCAGAAACGCCTGCAACTACATCCATAAGCCAAGAACCTACCGATGCATCATTAAGACTTTCTGAAATTTCAGGGTAATATTGTTTAGTAAAATCGACCAATGCCTCACGAAAATCCGTGAAATCTTTATTAACGTAAGATATTTTTCTATCTGCCATAATCAAATTAAATAACTCTTATCTGTATATTATCAGGTTCCTCAGTTTCCCCTTTCATTATGCTGTAGCTTATATCTGCATAAACCCTATTTTCATTCTCCTCATCCATATAAAGAGATATGTCCTTAAATATTATCCTTGGAAGGTACTTAGATACCTGTGATTTTATTTCACTCTTAATAGCACTCCATGCTTCATCATCGTTTGGTTCAAAAATATACTTAATCAAATTAGTACCAAAGTCGGGGTTCCTATAACGCTGTCCCTTAGGCGTAAATATAATATGAAGCAATTCGCTCCTCATTTTATCTACATAAGTTTCATTAAGGTCAACGAAATAATTATTTTCAGACTCATTCTGAAAAGGGTATTTTATACCAAAATATTGTTGTTTTGCCATATCATTAAAAACTACGTCTATAAATAGGTTAAAACTTATTTTCGTAGGTTATAATAAATTAACAATAAAACAAAAAACAGTAAATAAAAAACCACCGCTTAAGCGGTGGTTTACATTAAAATACATCTGATTTAAATTCTTCAGCATCATTTTTCTGACGTATCTGTTTTGCCAAATCCATTAATTCCCGATGATGCCGAGCCTCAACCTCATCAGCCCTTTCAAAATAAGTCATAGCAGTGTCAAAAGTCTCAACTTCGTCACAAGAAATTGTTGCAGTACCATTATCATACCTGATTCCCTCAAAAATCGCGCCCGATTTTCCATTACGATTCTTCAGAACAGCAAGAGTGGCCTTATTTTTATCAACATCGTCAAGTGAACGTGCAATTGAAATCACAACCTGACAAATCTGTGTCTTGGTAAATGAACCACCAACTTGGTCCATAGTAACAACATCAGTACTTGTCACACTACCTCTATTACCCTGAGTTGGAATCCAAATGGCAATATTTAAATTTTTTGCCATATTCTCTATACGCCTCATTGTAATCGCATCCCTTGTATAATCCTTTTCCTGATTATACGCAGTCCTCTCAGGAACAAGACATTCAAAGTAGTCAATAATCACAAGGTCAGGGGAAAAACCTCTATTACGGAGTTTCTTAATATACTTTTCAATGTCAGATGCACTTTTAGTACCTGTATTGAAACGCTTGATTCTAAGATTCTTTGTAAGAAGTTCTCTATCCTTATAATTAAGGAGTTGTTCTTTAATTTGTTGTCCAACCTCTTTATCCTTAATAATCATTCGGGCTTCAACCTGCGTAAGTTTTGAAAAATGTTTTCTTGTAATATCAACATCATCATCCTCAAAATAAATCTGCAGAACCTTGAATCCCTCATAATCATTTTGTGGAAGGCGGCATGTTGCAGCATTAGATGCTACGCACGTTGAAAACGTTGTTTTACCAAAACCCGCAGAACCAATAAGAAGCCCAACTTTTCCCTTGTTAAGCCCCCCTCCTGCAAGGAGTTCATCCAACTTAGATACGCCTGTTGGAATTGCCACCACACTATCAGGGGAAACGGCTTCATCAAGTAGGTCAAAAATTGACTTACCATCGTCATCTTCTTCCCCTATTGCAGCCGCATCATCAAAGAGTTTCTGACACTCGTCATATCGCTCAATA